CTACTGTCATTGTCCACTCTGTCCTCCCCCTACATCCCACAGAGCAGTACCACTTCATCCGCATAGTCCGTCCCAAGTGGAATCTGCGTCAAGCATACACGGCCGCCCAGGTAAGTGTGGTTATTGTACAGCAACCACCAGTCCTCAAACCTGGCGGCAGGTCCGTTTGATGTTGCATTTTACCTGGGTGACCCAGAGGGTGGTGGTATCCAAATTGGTGAAGGATGCGGGCTGTAAACCCGTTGCCTATGTGCTGAACATGGAGGTTCGAGTCCTCCCCTTCCGACCATTCTACTGGAAAAATTGAGACTTTCTTATCAAAATCAGTCTCAAAATTTCCGCACTCGATCCTTACCAGCCACCATTGTCTCAATTTTTCCGCCCCTGGAAATTTTGAGACTCCAATATTCAAGCCACTCTACGAGGATTTTCGGAAATATTGAGACTACAAATGCTCACTTTTGCGGAAAAATTGAGACTCCTATAATATATATACATATATATTATATATAACTAGTATTTGTTCATTTTTTTATGAACAAAGAGGTCAAAATTCCCTACCTTTTAAAAACAAGTTACACGGCGGATTTGTGAAAACGTTTTCACTAAGACTAAGGGTTCGATTGTACTTGACAAATGTCCTAAATTTGTGTTATTATTAAGTATAGAGGAAATTAATGAGACCTTCTGAAAAATATACCTTCACACTGGCTAGCATAGCCCGATTAACCAATCAAAGCACGGGAACAGTAAGACAACATCTACACAGGAAAAAATTTGACCCAACAGATTTAGGTAGTGTCATACAATATGTATGCACAATAAAAAAAGTAATAACTGAAACACCCCCGCATAGGTACATGGAACTTATCGGGGAGGAGGAGGTAGACCTTGAAAGTATTGAGTAGAAGGCAAATCATGGACACTCTTATAGCTGCCAGACTATATATGGCGGAACAATCTATAGGAGACTCTAATGATTCGTTAAGAGCACAACATTTGATGCACGAACTATACGGGGTATCAGAAAGTATGCGAGCACTTTTTGCAGCTAGACTGAAGGAGGACTTTATGTGTGAGGAGGTTATAAACTGGCGGGTAACTGAGGATGGTTATGTAGAGTATTACAAGGTTACACCAGAAGCTCATCTCTGTTCTTGCTTTCTTTGTAAGATCAGACGGGCACTTGTGCGAAAACTGTCCAGGGCAGAAAAGTTATGCTTAAGAACAAAGCTCATAAGTCAGAGGAAATTACGATAGAGAACTTGAGCATCAAGACAAGGAATAATCCTGAACTGATGACTGTAGGTGTAACTCACCTAATGACTCTTTTTGGTTCTTTAAAGCTGGATTGCGGTTGCATTGCTAAATCACCAGGTTTTCCTATAACAATAATAGAACTTGAAAATGGAGTATATATTGCAGTTTGTGAGAAATGCGAAAAAGACGTTTATTCAAACGGTAATTATATAGGAAGTTTACCAACAAAAATTTCTTGCTAGGAGGTATTTGTGAAAGTCTGGACAGTAGAAGAACAAGAAGTTGTTAAACAGCATTTATTAAAGAAAGATGCTACAATGGAACAGATAGCGGGAGAACTGGGGCGTACTTGTAAGTCGGTAGAACGGAAGATACCAGATATTAGGAGGGCTATGTCAGCTGGAGAACCCATTTCACCATCAGCACAAAACGCTATACCTACACAATCCTTCCTTAGTATGCTCACTGATTTAATCAAGCGGGATTATCAGATTAAAAAATTCGAGCCTAAGATTCTATCTAGCAAAGGTAAATCCAGAGAGATTCTGAATCTTGTAATAAGCGATATCCATGCTGGAAAAATTAACACGTGGTATGATGCTGCACAGAATGAAAAACTAGTTACCTACAATGATAAAGTTCGTCTTACATTTGAACAGCGTTATGTGGAGAGCGTGAGACGCTTGCTATCCTTATGGCAGCATGGGTACTTCTTTGAGAAACTAAATATTATGTTGCTCGGAGATGTGATAGACAATGATCGGATTTTTGAGGGGCAAAAAACTATGATAACCATGTCGGCTGGACAGCAAATATGGGCTATAGTTTCGGAGCTAGCAGAAATGATAAGTCTATTGTCCAGCTATTTCCCAGCAGTAGAAGTTGTTGGTATTGTCGGTAATCATGGTAGGAGTCATATTACCCATAAGGAAGAAGAACCTGTAGAAAATAATTTTGAATATCATGTTTATAAGATTCTACAGTTGATGTTATGCGACAACAAGAAGGTTACTGTAACAGTACCAGACTCAAGATTCTACAGCATAGTAAATTACAACCATAGAATCTTTATGTCACATGGAGACACAATCAGGGGATATACTACTTCTTATGCTGAACGCAAAGCAAAAGAATTGTTAATCAATCTCCCAACTGGATACAACTTATATTGTATCGGGCATAGACATCGTGCAGATAGGATAGCAATATCTCCCACAGCAGAACTTCTCGTGAACGGCTGCTGGATTCCCAATGATGACTATGCGTTTAATCTATATGGTGTCTCAACACAGCCGAGTCAGTGGTGCTTCGGTAGTTCAAAACATAGGGTAATATCTAGCTTGTGTGTTCCTATTGACTTCCGAGGTAAAACTGGCAGTAAAATAACAGGAGCATAGCCATGAAAGTAATAGAAACATCGTGTCCAATTTTACACGCTAAAATCCTGTGCATAATGGGTTGCTCATATAGGGAACTTAGTAAGTATATTAAAACTCACTGGGCAGACATAGACCTGGGATGGGAGAGAGCGGTAGGTGGGTCAACTATGATTTTATACGGGGAGGAAACCGCACCCTTATTTATGATCTGGACTAAAAGACGCTATGATATAATAGCTCTAGTACACGAGCTATTACATATGGTAGCTGCGATATTCACGTACAAGGGTATCCCATTTAGTGCACGGAATGATGAGGCTGTTGCCTACTATCAAGAATACTGGCTAGCAGAGTTTACAGGCAAAGCATCAACATGTAAGTTCCCTAAAAAATTACAAAGATTTAAAAGAAAGAGAAACCGATAAAGGGGGTGAGGCATATGGCAGAAATGAAAAAGGCTTTACTAGCGTGGCGTAAAAAACAACCCAAAGGTGCAATAATGAAGCCTGAAACTTTTAAGGAAATTGTGGCGGAAGCAAAAGCCAAAGGGTTGCCTGAAAAAAGGGCTAAGAAAGTTGCTGGTAAAGCATACTGGAAAACCGCTAAAAAGAAGTTTAAAAAACGAGGCAAATAATGGATGAGGGCGAAAGAGAGCAAAGAGAAAAAGAAATTGCCTGTATAGACGAAATGGGTGATCGGCTAAAGGAAAGAGAGATAGCCACTAAAAAGAACATACCGATTGATTTTGGAATTTGTAATACTTGCTCTAAGTTTACCTATATTGAATACGAAGGTTATGGAGACTTTATTGCTTTTTGTAATGTTCATTATGATACCCGTGTTATTAGAACGCCTAAAAAGAAAATAGTAAGATGTTCTGATTACTGGAGTATTACTTATAAATCTGTAACAACCCTTGCTGAGATAGCTATGTGGTTGGAATTTAAAAAGGGAGGACAGATAGGTTTTTAAATGGCAAGAAGTTTACGTGGCAAACAGACGAAAGGGCGACAAGAGAAAGCTCCCATTCAGTATCCAGATATAGTAAGCCCTGAGCATTATATCTACAATGTCATTTCTACTTTTCCTATCTATAGTTCGTCTTTTCTAAAGATTCAAACTAAGAAAGGTACACTTGTTAATCTCAGTCTAAATTCCATACAAAGACTACTGGAAGAAATTTGTGTAGATATTACAAGCAAAGGGAGATTGATACGTCTTTTGGTTTTGAAGGCAAGACGTGAGGGTGTCTCTACATGGGTGTCGGGTAAATTCTTCTGGAGGACTAGTACATTTGCTAATCGCTACGCTATGATAGTTACCCATGAACCCGAAGCTACAGATTTTATTTTTAACATGCACAAAAGATTCTTGAAGCATCTTCCGTCTGAGCTAAGACCAGAGGAGTTATACAATAATAAAAAAGTGCTGGAGTTTAATAATGATGCAGGGACTGGTCTTGATTCGGCAATTAGAGTAGGTACTGCGGGCAAAGAAGATTTTGGTTCTGCACAGCTTATCCATTACCTACATCTTAGCGAGCTTGCCAAATATCAACGCCATATCTGTACTAACTTACTTTTATCTCTGCTACAAACTGTTCCTAATATTATAGATTCTTCTGTCATTATGGAATCAACAGCAAAAGGTGTTGGTGGTGAATTTTATGATAGATACTGGGATAGCCGATACAAATATATATTTTATCTTGAAGATGGAATACCAAAATGGCGGGAAGAAATAAACGAGAAAGCTAATCCAGATAATGTCTATAGTAGTATTTTTATTCCGTGGTTTGTGTTTGACGAATATCAGATGGAAGTACCAGAAGGTTTTAAACAAACTCCTGAAGAAGAAGAACTGATAAAACTTTATAATCTGACTAATGAACGCTTACAATGGCGTAGATGGTATATAGAAAATCAGTGTAGTGGCAAAGTTGATTTGTTCAATCAGGAATACCCTGCTACTGATATAGATGCATTTATATCTCAAAGTGATAATGTGTTTGATCTTAGACAATTGATGCAACTAGTCAAGATAACAATTCCACCAAAAGTTCGTTATGAATTACAGCTACCTATGGGTAACTGGATTGTTTCTTCAGAAGGTAGATTAAAAGTATGGGAAGAACCCAGAGGCGGATCACGGTATGCGATTGGTGGAGATGTATCAGATGGATTACACAGAGGAGATTTTTCTTCATTAGATGTAGTTGAATGTGCAAGCGGTAAACAAGTAGCCCACTGGCATGGAAAAGTTCCTCCTGAACAACTCGGCTACATTGCCTATGCTCTAGGTAGCCGTTACAATGGAGCAGTAATAGCTATTGAAAGAAATGACCCTGGAAGATTAACTATTGACAGACTAACAGCGTTAAACTACAGGAATATTTATGTTGAAAGGATTATTGACCCCCCCAACAAACCTCGTAAAAGATATGGATGGCTGACTACTAATAAATCTAAACCACTAGTAATCTTTCATCTTGCTGCCGAAATGCGAGAAACAGGAATTATGCCCGAACCTGGTGACAAGGCATTTTCTATTCCTACAATTCTACCTCCGTTCCCTGGGGGTGTCTATTGTAAGGAAACCCTTGAAGAAATGATGTTTTTCAAGCAAAATGAAGATGGTGGTATGGAAGCAGAGGCAAAACATAATGATGATCGGGTTATGAGCATAGCTATTGCTAAGTATGTAGCATCAAAATATAGGCGTTCAAGATTTGCACCAGGGGGACAAATGGGTTATAATATAAATAGGGGGACTGGCACGCCTGTTTCTCCAAAAGGATGGACATAATTAAGGAGGCATTATGCTAATACCTGTTCAGAATAACGCACAGATAGACGCTGCCGAAAAAGAAAAAGCTCTGGCTATTCCAAACATAAATACTACAAGAGTAGTAACTGAGCTTGCAGCATATGTTAGAAGTTGTTGGATGAGGGCTTATACATATAAACAACCTGTTCACCGTAAACTAATTGAAAACTTACGTAACTTTAACAGTGAATATGAGCCTGGCAAATTGTTTGAAATAAGAAAATTAAAGGGTAGCGAACAATTTTTATCTTTGATATCTACTAAGTGTATCGCTGCTATCGCATGGCTTAATGACATATTCGATCAGCCTAACAAGCTCCCGTGGAATATCGAGCCTACCCCTATGCCCGAACTTCCCATAGAGATGGAGACTAGGATTCGTCATATGGTTCTTCAAGAAGTTGTCGGTATTGTTAATCAATATGCAGCGATGTCGGGGCAGAATCCGAACGAAATGATTGAACAATTCCTACCTCAAATCCGCAAGAGAGTCCACCGCAAATTATATGAGAAAGCTGAAGAAGGCGTAGATGAATTAAAACTTCTTATGTCAGATCAGCTTGTTGAGGGCGGATGGTATGCAGCGTTCAAAGAATGTCTCTTTGATATGGTAGTTTATAAATCAGCAATTCTTAAAGGTGCTATCTTCCGCAGAGTCCGTAGATTTTCAAGAGGTATAGATACTACATCTGGAGGATATGTAAATAGGATTCAGAGTGTTATAGTGCCTACCTTTGAACGAAGAAGCCCGTTTTCAATATATCCCGCTCCTGACTCAACAGGAGTTAACGACTCCTATCTTTGTGATTTATTCCCGCTTAATTTAAAACAACTCTATGATTTAATAGGTGTGGAAGGATTTAATGAAGAAGCAATCCGCAGAGTGCTTAATCAATATCGTAGTGGAGGACTTCGTGAGTGGGCAGTTACGGATACTGAAGTCCAGCGATTAATTCAAGGAGGTATGTATCTTGATACGGATAAAGTAGATGTAGTTGAGTACTGGGGAGATATTCATGGTCAGTTTTTACTTGACTGGGGACTTACACCTGACGATATTCCTGATAAAGATAGGCGGTATGATGTTTGTGTATGGTTAATAGGAAATGAAGTTATAAAAGCTATGCTCAATCCTAATCCTTTGGGGCTCAAACCATATTCTGTAAGTAGCTATGTTCCCATGCCTGGGGCTTTCTGGGGCAGGGGGCTTCCAGAATTAATTGAGGACTTACAGCAAATCTGTAATGCTCTAGTTAGAGCCATTGTTAATAACGCAGGAATGTCATCTGCTCCTATGGTAGAGTATGATACAGACAGAGTAGCTGGATTCGATCAGACACTATACCCAATGAAAGCTATTGAATCTACAAGTAGGCAGATGGAAACAGCAGCCGTTAGATTCTATCAACCACGTTTAACAGCGATGCAACTTATGCAAGTGTTACAGCAATTTATACGAATAGCAGATCAGTATAGTTTACCGAGTTATGCTCACGGTGATACTCAGGTCGGTGGAGCTGGAAAAACTGCAAGTGGGCTATCTATGTTAATGGGATCAGCCAATCGTGTAGTTAAGAATGTGGTTAAAAATGCAGATGTCATAGTACGTAATAGTATTAAACTGTTGTATTACTTTAATGCCTATTACAATGCGGACAAATTATCTTTCGTAGGTGACGTGAACGTTGTAGCTCAGGGGATAACCTCTATGTTAAAATCAGAACAAATGGCAGTACGTAAACAAGAGTTTCTAGCTGTTACAAACAATCCTACTGATCTCCAGATTGTAGGAATAGAAGGTCGTAAGGCTTTACTTAAGGATGTAGCTGAGTCAATAGATATTGACGCTCTTGCAAAAGTATTTCCACAGATTGACGAAATAGATGGATTAAAAGCTGAGCTTGAACAGCTTATGACAGAGCAGAGAGAAGAAGCTATTAGATTGGTTACTTCCGCACAGGATAAAGTAAAAGGAGCGATAGGAGAAAAAGGTAAAGGTACTGTGCCCGCCCCTAAGCCACGGGCTATTGACCTGGCGGGAAATATTCAGAGCGGTCAAGATGTAAGACTCTTACCACAAGGAAGTATTGAACCAGGGAGGTCATAATTTATGACAGACGAAGAAAGATTATTGTCATCTATTGTAGCAAAAAGCGATGATGTTGATTTTGCTCTTATACTTGTGTGGCTATCAAACATAAGAGCTGAATACCTTAAAATATGGCGGGAGAGTAAGAGTGATCGGCTAGAGCACTTTCAAGGTCGTTACGCAGCTATTGATGACATCCTAATTTATCTAGGACAAGCAGAACAAAAACTACGTAAGTTGAGAGAGAAAAAATAGTGGAATTTGTTAACTGGATGCTCAAGGTTGTCGGAGATAATATTACAGGTGTATTGCTGGCTTTTCTATCCGCACTAGGTTTGACCCATTATAAACTTTCTTCTTTTGAAAGACGTGTCGGAAAAATTGAGATTGATACTAAAGATACATGGCTTGCTCACGGAGTTTCACACGATAAAATAGTAGAACGGCAAATTGAGTCAGAGAGGCTATTAACATCTAAGCTAGACGATCTAGATGAACGTTTACATGAAAAGATTGACGAAAAGTTTGATTTCGTACTTACAGAATTACTCACTGTAGTAAGAGGTAAAATGAAAACTAATAATGGAGGAAAATAAGATGGAACGAGAAGGTGACAGAGTAGAGAACAAAAATGCATGGCATTACAGAGTAAAGATTAAAGACAGACTATGCAAAGTGTGTAATACAAAAAAAGTAGGGCAAGATGGAGTTTTATGTACTGACTGTTTTATGAAGTTACAAACACACTATGTTAAGATATGTATGGTCTGTAAGAATTACGAATTTACAGAATGGACTCCAGAGAATGTACGTGAGCTTGCTAAGGATTTTGCTGTGCCCTATGAAACTCTATATCACCACGATAAGATAGTAATTCTTCCATGTTCAGCCTGCCCTAAATGTATGGTATATTAGATTCCAAAAGTAAAGCCAGATGGAAAAAGTTAATTTGATAGAAGTTTTTGAAACATTGTCGGCTATTGAGAGAAAAGAACAAATTAGCGAGCTATGCAAACGCTATGCTCCGCTTATATGTAAAGAGATTATTAATCACCGCAAATGTCGTGCAAATTTGAAACTTAAAAGGAGGACATAAACGATGGCACTTCCACTAATAGGTGCGGTTATAGGTCTTGTTGGATCGGCGATACCTGAAGTAATCAAATTTTTCAAAAATCGTGGCGATCAAAAACACGAACTTGAATTGTTTAGGCTTCAATCTGAACGCATGAAATTACAACATACTCTGAAAATTCAGGAGATTGATCTAACTGCCGAAATAAAAGAAACTGAGAAATTATATGAACACGCACAACCTAAACTTTCGGGATGGAAAATTCTCGATGGTCTTATCCAATTCTACAATGCATCAGTAAGACCTACAATTACTTATGCGTTTACGGGATTGTATGCGTTCATAAAATATGCTCAATTACAGTCAGCAATGACAAATGATGTTGACATTCTCGAAGCAGCTCCCGTTATATGGACTGAGATTGATGCAGCTATATGGACTACAATTATAACCTTCTGGTTCGGTAGTAGAAACTTTAAACGAGTAATGAACTATATGAAGGGGTAATGGTTATATCCGAGCAAGGTTTAATATTGATTAAACACTACGAGGGACTCCGCCTTAATAGGTACAGATGCCCTTCTGGATTCTGGACTATTGGTTATGGGCACTTGTGGAAAGAGGGAGAGCCTCTTTCAATAACTGTCGAGCAAGCTAACATATATTTAAGTAAAATAGATATAGCGAATAGTATTGATGCTGTAAATGGTCTTATTCATGTTCCGTTAACTCAAGGACAATTTGATGCACTGGTTAGTTTTGTTTTTAACCTCGGCTATGGTAATTTACATTATTCAACATTGCGTATGAAATTAAATCGAGAAGAATATCTTGACGCTGCACTTGAATTTCCAAGATGGTGTAAATCAAATGGCTACACATTGAAAGGACTTTTGCGGAGACGGTACTCTGAACAAATACTCTTTTTAGCAGGATCATTATGTCTAGTTTAATGAAAACGTTTTCAAAAAAATATTTCGCTTTTGAGGATGTAGATATTTCGCCTCTCCCGCTTTTACCGTGGGAAAGCATAGATAATTATGAACTCTCAAGGAGACTTCCTTTGGAAGCCCTTAGAATACCGATCAATGATCGGCTCGAAAAAATGAGGAGGATATAAAGTAATGGGAAAATCAAAACAAGCAAAAGATGCAGGAGACAGGGCAGATGCAATTATTAAGGAAATTAATAACCCTAATCCACCTGAACCGAATCCACCTGAACCAACTCCGCCTGAGCCTATACCTACACCGCCTGAGCCTACACCGCCTGAGCCTGCTCCGCCTGAACCTACTCCAACTCCACCTGAGCCTGCACCAGTGGATCACAAGGCACAACTGGAGGAGCTAATTCACAAACATGAGACTCTTATGGGAAAGTATAATAATGAACTTCCCAGAGCGTACAACGAGATTGGTGATCTCAAAGTGGCGTTAGCTGAAGCTAAATCTTCAATTGATGAGCTAAAAAGAAATCAAACTCCAGCACCAACAGCAGCATCCGTTCCTGAGCCTAAAGGACTTGCCTACGTTCGTAAAGAGATGCCCGAAATGGAAGAAGTTATACACTACATTGTTAAAACTGAAGTTGAGAAAATGGTAGGTGATCTCGTAGGTAAGAAGGTTGTAGAGACTGATTCACGGCTTAATAGTCTTGAAACTCAAACTACGGAAAATGCAGCTAAAACTTTTTATGATGCTCTGGATAAGGGCTTAGCACACTGGAAAGTTATTAATGAGAATCCAGAGTTCTTAAAATGGTTGGAGACTCCTGAGCCTTACAGCGGGGCTACAAGGATGATTTTACTCCAGGATGCATACACCAAGTTTGACTCAACAAGGGTATTAAGAATCTTTAGTGATTTCGTGAAAGAACAAGAAACTCTAAAAAATCCGCCCACACCTAGCCCTACAACTCCAACACCTGGTAAATTTGAGGCTACCCCTAAACCAGCGGGAGGCGGAGAGCCAATACCTAGCGTAGAAGGAGACTTTGTTACTGCTGCCGAGATTACTCAATTCTATAATGATGTTGCAGTAGGTAGATATAAAAATAGAGAAAAAGAGCGTGCAGATATGGAAGCTAAGATTAACAAGGCTGTATCTGCTGGAAACGTGAGATAGTATTTGATTCGCATAGCGAAATATGCGATAATATAAGTAGGAGGAGACTTCATAAGAAGCCCTACTATAATAGTCAGTGAACACATCTTTTTCAAGATGCTCACAGTGGGTTAGAAACTAATTAGTAAACAGTAAAAAACAAACAGGAGGTTTTAAAATGGCATTTCCAAGAGTACCAGGTCATCCTGATTATTCTTCCTCTGGCACAGCTAAATTCATTCCTGAGATATGGTCGGGCAAACTCGTTGTGAATCTCTATGATGCTACTGTCCTCGCAGCCATTACCAACACTGACTATGAAGGTGAGATAAAAGGGCACGGCGACAAAGTCATCATCCGTGGGATTCCTGTCACTTCGGTAAAAGCGTACAAGAAGGGAATGACTCTAGTGTACGATAGACCAGAGAAGCCTGCTATTGAGTTACTTATTGACCAGGGTTACTACTGGGCATTTGTTGTAGACCATGTAGATAAGTACCAGGCAGACGTTTCTCTAATGGATCAGTGGAGCAGAGACGCATCTTTAAGAATGAAAATCCAGCTTGATACTGACGTATTAGCAGATGTGTACCAGAGGGTACATGCAAAGAACAAAGGTGCAACTGCTGGCGTAAAAAGTGGTGCATTTAATCTGGGAACTACGGGTTCTCCCGTTGCTTTAACTCCATCGAATGTTCTTGATTATATCGTTGACATGGGAACAGTTCTTGATGAGCAAAATGCTCCCGAAGAAGGAAGGTTTGTTGTACTTCCCGCATGGGCGTGTGGTATGATAAAGAAGTCCGATATCAAAGACGCATCTCTTACTGGTGATGGTGAGAGCACTCTGCGTAATGGTAGGATCGGAATGATTGATACCTTCACGGTTTACAAGAGCAACCTACTCAAGACTGACTTAACATACTATAACGCTATCTTTGGACATAAGATGGCAACGACATTTGCAACTCAGATTACTGAAACTGAGTCTTTGAAAGCAGAAAGCACTTTCGGCGATCTAGTTAGGGGGCTACTTGTATTCGGATTTAAGGTTACTAAACCTGAAGCCCTGGGATGGCTCTGCATTAAGAAAGGATAATCCTTGTTTCTAACTTTGCGAGAGGAGCATAGGTATAAATTGATTGCAATGGCAGTAGGGAAGTGGAATGAATTGATAACCCTTCCCTACTGTGTAAAACCTTCAACGAACACTATAGCTTTTCTTGCGGGGATAAGTAGAGTTTCTAAAAACGAATTAAATCAAATTTGGCAAAAGGAGGAACTATAAGATGGCAACATTCGATCTAACGCAAGCTGCTGCACTTCCCTGGGATGGTCAGCATAGAAACGGCGAGTTTTTCGTGTACGCTGAGATTGCTCCAACTGTCTTGCAATGTGTTACTGGTAGCGTACTCAGGTGTATGGACATTCCTGATGGCTGCGTAGTAGACTATACATTGATCGAGATGATAATAGCAGCGACAGTCGGTACATCTATGGTAGCCGATGTTGGCGTAGCAAATAGTGGCGTAACTGGCTATGACGCAAACGGTTTTGATGCAGCTATTGATCTTGAGGCTGCTGCAAAGACTTGTTACCAGACAGCAATTGGTACAGATGCTTATGGTGCAGCCCCATTTATAGGCTACATTGGGGCAAACGCTCTCGGTGCATCTGTTGATCTTACTCTAACGACTACTGGAGCGGTTACTGTCGCACCTAAGTTTAGAATCTGGGCACGGATGAGATACGTAGCTGATCTCACCTAAAAGAGAAATAGAGTCCTGAGAGGGGGCTTTGCCCCCTCTTATTTTAGTAGGAGGAGGCTATGATACAAAGGCATAGAGTTACAGTAGCTATTGCAGCGACAGGCACAGTATTTACAGGATCAGTTCCAGTAGGAATACAGGGGTTAATCCATGAATGGAATTTGGTTATCCCTGATTATACAACTGGTACTCCGACTACTACACTTACTCTAGAGAGAGCAAGTGGTGTAGTAGCATTTACGGATTCTGCCCGTGCTGAGAACGCTAAATATTGTATAATCGGTTCAGACAATCAGAGAATGATAGACTGGAACGATACACTCAAACTTACTTTAAGCGATGTTTCTGGCGGGAGTCACGAAGTTCATATAGATTTAATACTAGTAGTATAATCTACATACAGGAGTAAAATATGTCAGATATTCTATCACTAGATAATCTTGAACTATCTAATTACGCTCACTTGTTCTCAGGTGGTGGTACTGCACCTTTTGTACCCACTGATATAGGGGGGTGCATCCTTTGGCTTAGAGCTGATGGTATAATTGGGCTTTCTGACGGTGATCCTGTTGGGACTTGGGCTGATGAAAGTGGAAGTGGTAATGATATAAGTCAAGCTACCGAGGTATACAAGCCGACATATAAAACTGGTATTCGGAATGGCAAACCAGTAGTACGATTCGATGGCGGAGACGACTATCTATATAAAGATAGTAGGCTTAGCACGTCAAACGTGGGCATGATAAGCATGGCTATCTATATAAAATCTGTTGATACTGGTGGATTTTTCTGCTCTGGCAAAATGGGCGCCAATGTTTATCATACTTGTAGACAATACAATACTGGTAATAGGATTTATTTACACACCGCAGCTATTCAATATTATACTGATAATGGATACGCTGCTGATAATTGGTATATATTGTCGTTCAGAGGCGATGGCTCTACCTACAAGTGGTATAAAAATGGAAGTCTGCAAACGTGGACAGCAGGAACAGGATATACATGGTGGGAGATAGTACACGATACTATGGCTGTAGGAACAATAAGGTACAGTTCTTTTCAAAACAAATATCCCTTTGATGGAGATATAGCAGAGCTTGTTGTTTATGAGGCTGATATTGGAGACTCAGATAGAGAATCAGTAGAGAGTTATCTAAACACTAAATACGCAATTTATTAAATAAAATGCCCGAACTAGGACTAAAATTAGATTCATATTTATATATTCTCGGTAACGGTGGGAAAGCGTTTGTACCCACAGACATAAACGGCTGTGTTTTATGGCTTAGAGCTGATGGTATAATTGGGCTTTCTGACGGTGATCCTGTTGGGACTTGGGCTGATGAAAGTGGAAGTGGTAATGATATAAGTCAAGCTACTGAATCTGCAAAAAATGGAAAACCAGCAGTGCTTTTTGATGGAATAGATGATTGGTTACAAGGTTTTTTTACGTGGACTCAGCCACAGGATATCTTTGTAGTATTAAAGGTTGTTACTATTGGACAAAATAAGTATATTTGGGATGCTGCTGCTACGCACAACCATATGGTATTTATTACATATACTCCTAGTACAGTAAAATTATATGCTGGAGGTTTTGTTACATCGAGTGAAACTTTAGATACAAATGCACATATTTGGCATACTGTTTTCAATGGTGCTTCTTCAAAAATAGCTATGGATGATAATACACCTGATACTGGAAATGTGGGTGCAGGGACATCAAGTGGTGGGCTTACTCTTGCAGGCGATGGGTCTGCTGGCAGCGGGTCTTGGACTAATATATATGTTTGTGAAATAGTTGGATATGATAATGTTCTTTCTTCGGTAGATGAAGATTTTGTTTGGAATGGTCTAAATGCAATGGATACAACAAAAGAGGCTTATGTGGTCGCCTGAAGAATGGATAGATATAAGTAAAAAAGGATTGATGTATGCTTATGCAGAGAAATATCACAAAGACATGGAAGATGGCAAGCCCAGGAAAGATGTTGTTGTGGTGGTCAAAGCTAGTGCAAAACCTATGATGAACGGGGTTTTTAAATCAATAGACCCTATAAGTAATGATGATGTCTTTACCACGGGGCTTTCAGCCGATGGAAAAAAACCAGCAACGCATTACATGATAAACTGGAACTTCTGTCCTGATTTTGCATATAAGATTTTAAATGGTCAGCAAAACTCCCCGAATGTAGACTTATATGATACTGTAAAGGAAGCCATTACCGATAAGGGACTTAAAATAATAGAAGCAGAAATATTGTAAGATGGCAAACAAAAACAAAGGCGTTCCAGTACTCTACTTTAGAATGTATCTATCAATATGGTTTATAATGGTAGGTATAGTTGCTTTGCTTGTGGGGCAGATGCTCCCTGAAAAATATTATCCAATCATTGCGATTTGGGGAGTCATTACTGCTTATTTATTTTTTAAAGAAATACATTGGACTATATCAAAAGTTATGTTGTGGTTACTGAAACTACTTAAACCTAGAGGAGTGTAAAAATGAAAGTATCAGAATATATTTATCAAGTACGAGGGCTGTTAAACGATCTAGTAAAACCCTTTGGATGGTCAGATGTCGAGCTTGCTATTGCTACTGATGAAGCCTATAGGGAAATGGCAAGACGGACTCGTTGTATTAAAGACAGACCTACAACTACAGGTAGTCGGGTAATGTGTACAATTCCAATTGTAAAAGATCAGGCTGAATATACACATCATGCAAAAATTCTTGATATATATTCTGTTAAACATAGTGCATTAACTAGCCCACTTACTAAAGTTTCCGAGGCTGAACTGGATATATATTATAGTAACTGGTGGAATATTACGTCTAAGTATCCCACATACTATATTATAGGAAGAACACCGAGGGAGATTCGGCTTGTAGCAATTCCAAATGAAGCTGGCACTGGTAATCTCCTATTATCAATTTCACGTATGCCCTTGATTTCATTATTGCCCTATACAGATGCAAACAACCTAGAACCTGTTGATTTACGAGATGAATGGCATCATTTTTTAATTCCGTATATACTCTACAAAGCTTATAGTAAGGATGATATCGAAACAAGGAATGATAAGAAAGCTGCTGAAAATCTTAATTTATGGGAAGATAAAGTAGATCAAGTCAAGCGGGATATGATTCGATATTACAGAGAAGATCGAGCATTTGCACCGCCTGGAGGAGTTTTGTAATGTCGGTAACTGACAATTTTAAAGGGTTAAATAATCTTTTGCCTGAGTCAGAACAGAGTATAACATCTCTACGTCAAGCTCTCAATATTGACATGACTAATACAGGTGGATTTAGAATGAGGAAAGGAGCTCTCCTTATTAAAGCAGTTGGGTCGTTTAATCCTCATTCATTCTGGAGCGATAACAAAATCTGTCTTATAAGAATCGGGACAACACTACAAAGTTTTAATGGTACAACCTTACAACCTCTACGTAGCGATCTCGATATGGATTTAGTATCTCCAGAAATGTCTTACCTGTCTATTCTCGGTAATGTCTATTATTCAGATGGAAAATATATGGGTATTATAGAGAGTGGTGTAGACAGGTCGTGGGGTTTAAAAACGCCCCCTAGCCCTGTGTTAACTGTCAAAGAAGATAGTATTGACAGAATGATGAATACAGGTACTTATGCTATTATAACTACATATGTCAGAAACGATGGTCAGGAGTCAGGAGCAAGTCCCATTACGGAGATTACCTTAACAAATACTTCTCAGTATATTCAAGTCTTAACTGAGCCCTCATCTGATCCAGCTGTATCAAATATTGCTATCTATGTGACAACTCCGAATGGGACTGAATTTACTCTTTACACTGAAGTAACTAATGCAATTAACACTGTTTACATTGATAGATTATCATTTTTAGATAGAACTTTGACGACTCAATATTTGTCTCCTTTGCCTGCGGGAGTATTTCTCACATATCACGCAGGCAGAATATTTGTAGTCCGTAATACGGATATATGGCACACCGAACCATTTGCTTATGAACTTTGCAGAGTAGCTAAAAATTTTATTTCATTCGATACACAGATTAATATGCTAGCAGCCGTTGATGGTGGTCTATGGGTAGGCTTAGAAGATAGAACACTATTTCTAAACGGGGATACTCCGCCATTCCGTGTAGCTAAAGAAATTCCTTATGGTGTTGTCTACGGACAGTGGGCAACTGATGTACCTGGAGAGGTTTTACTTGATGACCGTATAGAAGGAAAAGTATTATTGTGGCAATCAAAGCGTGGAATGTGTCTAGGTGGGTCAAACGGATTATTTAGAAATTTAACAGAGAATACTTATAGTTTTCCTCAAGCTGTATCTGGTCATGGGATGTATGTACGTAACAACGAGCTAGATCAGTTTGTTGTACTTTTACAAGATATTGCAGATTCCATAGAGAAGTATGTTAACTTTATAACAGGAGTTCAGGTCAAATTGCCTGGGCTTACTGGGAGTGCAACAGGAGTATAAGATGCCAAGACCACATCCAGGAGAAAGTAGAAAACACTATATCAAACGTGCTATTCCTCTTTTTAAAGAAGAAGGATACTCGCAGAAAGAGGCGGTAGGTAGAGCCTACGGTTTTTGGAGATCGTATGGTGGTAAAAAGAAAAAGGCTATACCTGAGAGGAAACGATAAATGAAAAGGTTTTCACATATACTCCGTGATGGTAAAGCGGAGATCATACCACAAGATAACATCTTTGATGTAAACAATGTGGCGGTGTCAATGCAN